AAGTTTTTTTTCTAAACCTAACCAGAAAGGGTCAATAAATTGGCGCAAAAAGGAAGAAAATCCGCTGCATCAATGTCAGTGATCCCGGCAGAAACCGCCATTGGTGCAACCCGTTTACGGCCTGTGCCTGGATTGACTGCGCCTGAATCGGCGGTCTGGTTGGAAGTGGTCAACGATCAGCCTGCTGAGGCGTTTACCGATGTGCATGCGCCGTTGCTGGAACTGTACTGCCGCCATGTTGTGCGTTCGCGTGTCCTGGCCAATGAGATCAACGCATTCGATCCTGATTGGCTAAAGGACAATGACGGGATCAAGCGCTATGACAAACTGCTGAACATGGCAGAGCGCGAAGGGCGTGCGGCTTCTTCGTTGGCAACCAGGTTGCGCATTACCCGGCAGGCAATTGATCAGCAGACGGTAGCACGCGCCAACCTGAAGGCTGGGCGCGGATCTAAGAAACCGTGGGAGGGGTAGAAAGTCGAGGCCAGCGGAACATTCGCTGGATTGAAGATCACTGCTATATCCCCGAAGGCAAGTTTGTTGGCCAGCCGGTCAAGCTGACCACAAAGCAAAAAAGCTGGGTGCGTCAAATTTACGACACACCAACCCGGACGTTTATTTTGTCGATGGGCAGGAAGAACGCAAAGACGGCGTTTTCTGCCTTTCTGTTGTTGCTGCATATCGCAGGGCCAGAAGCCAGGCCGAATTCTCAACTGTATTCGGCGGCGCAATCGCGTGACCAAGCGGCGATCTTGTTTTCGTTGGGGGCGAAGATTGTGCGCATATCGCCGAGCCTGGCGCAGTACGTAGAAGTTAAGGATTCCGCGAAACGGCTGATCTGCCCCGAGCTTGGAACAGAGTACCGGGCGCTTTCGGCGGAAGCTTCGACGGCTTACGGATTTAGCCCGGTGTTTGTTGTGCATGACGAACTAGGCCAGGTGCGCGGGCCTCGGTCGGAGTTGTACGAAGCACTGGAAACGGCATCGGCGGCGCAGGAGTCGCCGCTATCGATCATTATCAGCACACAGGCACCAACAGATGGTGATCTGCTTTCTGTGCTGATTGATGATGCGTTGGATGGTGGCGATCCTCGCGTGAAGTGCGTGTTGTATACCGCACCGAAAGAGGCGGATGCGTTTTCGCTGGCGACGATACGCAAAGCCAACCCACACCTTGATGTTTTTATGAACAAGGAAGAGGTAAAGCGGCAAGCGCAAGAGGCAAGGCGCATGCCGTCCAGGGAAGCGAGCTATCGGAATCTGATCTTGAACCAGCGCATTGATACGGTTTCCCCGTTTGTTTCGCGTTCGGTTTGGCAGGCCAACGGCGCAGATCCTGGCCCGATGTCCGGCAATGTGGTTTGCGGCTTGGATTTGTCGGCACGTACTGACCTGACGGCCTTTGTGGTAGCAGAACGCACAGACACTGGCGTAAGGGTATGGCCGTTCTTTTGGGTGCCGGAGAAAGGCATACACGAGCGTTCAAAGCGTGACCGGGTGCCCTATGACGTTTGGGCAAGGGAAGGGTTTCTGCGCACGACACCAGGCGCAACGGTGGACTATGCGTTTATTGCAGAAGAGATTGCCGAAATCCTGACCGGCGTGGATTGCGACGTGATCGCCTATGACCGCTGGCGCATGGATGTCTTGCAGAAAGAGTTCGACGCTATCGGGCTGAAATTGCCGCTGCAACCGTTTGGCCAAGGCTACAAAGATATGTCCCCGGCACTCGATGCGCTGGAATCAGAATTATTGAACGAACGACTGCAACATGGCGGACATCCTGTGCTAACCATGTGCGCGGCCAATGCTGTAGTGACTAAAGACCCGGCAGGAAACAGGAAACTGGACAAGCACAAAGCCACAGGCCGAATAGACGGTATGGTGGCTTTAGCAATGGCGCTAGGTGCGTCATCAGGTTCTGACCAAAAAGAATCTGTTTATGAATCACGTGGAATCTTGGCTCTATGAAATTTGATCTCTTCGGCTTCTCCGTCAACATCGGGAAAAGATCGAGCCTCGAAAACCCGCAAACCACTTTGAGAGAAGGGGCTGACTGGCTTTTGTCAGCACTCGGAGGCCAAGAATCTGCTGCTGGCGTGCGCGTGAATGAGCAAAGCGCCATGCGTTCGAGCGCCGTATGGGGCTGCATTCGCGTGTTATCAAGTGGCGTGGCTGGGTTGCCGCTGATGATTTACCGCCGCACCGATAAAGGCCGAGAGGTGGCGCGAGATCATCATCTTTATCGGCTTTTGCATGATCAGCCGAATAGCAACATGACCAGCTACACCTGGCGACAGGTTCAGCAGGCCCATGTAACGATCACCGGAAACGCTTATGCCTACATTCATCGGACTGGCAATTCGCGCAAGCCGTCTGAAATTCGCCCGATTCTGCCGGAAAAGGTACGGCCTGAGCGCAAGGCGGGACAGCTTGTTTATCAAGTACAGGTAGATGACAAAGGGCGTTATGAAGAAATCGATGCCTGGCGAATGATACACGTCCCCGGCATGGGTTTTGATGGGATCGTTGGTTATTCCCCTATTCGGGTAGCGGCTGACAATATCGGCCTGGCTTTGGCCGCGCAGGAGTTTGGTGCGAAGTTTTTCGGTTCTGGCGCGAATCTATCAGGCGTTGTCGAGCATCCAGCAAAATTGTCAGATGATGCGCTTGCCCATCTCAAAAAGAGTTTTGATCAGAATTACAGCGGACTGAGCAATGCGCATAAAACGCTGATACTTGAAGAGGGCATGAAGTGGAATCGCACACAGGTCCCGCCTGAAGAAGCGCAGTTTTTGGAGACGCGAAAATTCCAAACTGAAGACATTGCGCGGCTTTACGGCGTGCCGCTGCACATGCTTGGCAGCACTGAAAAATCCACGTCTTGGGGATCTGGCTTGGAACAGCAAAACCTGGGTTATCTGCAACACACGTTGCGGCCTTGGTTAGTGGCCTGGGAGCAGGAATTAAATCGCAAGCTTTTACTGCCATCAGAGCGCGATGAGTACACCATCGAATTCAACCTGGACGGGCTGTTGCGCGGTGATACAGGCAGCCGTTATGAAGCCTATGCTATCGGGCGTCAATGGGGCTGGCTGTCGATCAACGACATCCGCGACTTGGAAAACATGAACCGGATAGACGGCGGCGACACGTATCTTGTTCCGCTAAACATGCAGGCGCATGACGAAGCATCCGGCGATGCAGATCAGTTGCGTATGTATATCGCCAACAACTTGTTAAAGCGTGAACGCAATGGCCTATCAAAGCAGCTTGCAAAAGATAGCGGCGATTTTGCTGCCTGGTGGGGCAAGTTTTCAGAGTTGACGAGATCGCAGTTAGTTGACGGGCTTGGCCTGAGCGAGGCACAAGCGAAACGGTTTGCCGATAGTGGCGGAAAACAAATTGAATCTGCTGGGTTCACGCTCCCCGATCGATGGGAAGCTATTCGTTCAGCGGAACTGATGGAGTTAATCAATGAAAATTGAACGCAGAGTTTTTACCGCTGATCAGTGCGAACTGAGAAACGACGATGGCGTTTCAACCGTAAAAGGGCATGGAGCGGTGTTTAACCGTGAATCCGAAGACCTTGGCGGGTTTATCGAGGTAATCGCGCCAGGCGCTTTCGATGATGTCTTAGACGATGATGTGCGGGCGCTGTGGAATCACGATGCCAATCATATCCTTGGCCGCACGGTTTCCGGCACGCTCAGGCTTTCCGTAGATGAAAGCGGCCTGGCTTATGAGATCGATATGCCAGACACGCAACTTGCACGCGATCTTGCTGTATCGATGGAACGCGGCGACGTTACTCAGTCAAGCTTTGCGTTCACCGTGGCTGATGATGATTGGGAAGAATATCCAGGCGGATACAAGCGGACGATCAACAAGATCGGCAGGCTTTACGATGTGTCGCCAGTTACTTATCCAGCATACCCAGATGCGGACGCGGGCCTGCGTTCGCTTGAAAAGATCAAAGAGAAAGCCAAGCAGATGCGAACGGAATCTGCATTGGCTTCCAATGCTTTGCTTAAAGCGAAGCTGAAGCTTAAAGAATTGGCGTAAAGCAATTACGGGGGCAGAGATTCCCCGTTCGGCTTTGCGGTTTGGGCAACCAACTCAGACGAGTGAAAACCCAAGAAAACCCGCCGAAAGGCGACATGTTAACCAGCCCGCACTAGCGGGTTTTTTATGGGAAAAATCCAATGTTTGAAATTGCAAACCTGATTGATCAGCGCAATAAGATTGCGACTGATATGCGTGCCTTGGTTGAAAAGGCGGAAACCGAAGAACGTGGCCTGGCGGCTGATGAGCGTGAAACCTGGGATTCACTCAACAGTGAATATGAAACCCTCGAGGAGCGTGTGAAGGTTCTTGAACGTGCCAACGTTATCGATCCCGAACTTGAAGCCATGATTGGCGCTGAGGATGTTGATAGCGCGGACAATCGTGAATCAACTGAAGATCGCCATGCCGCTTTTGAAGCCTTGTTGCGTTCCAGCATGCCAGGGCATACCGGGCTGTCCGCTGATCATCGCGCTGTCTTGGAAAAGATGCGTGTTGAAGAGCGTGCGCAATCGACCACCGCAGCGGCTGGCGGCTACACCGTTCCGGAGGAAATGGCGGCGCAGATTGAAAACGCCATGCTGGCCTTTGGCGGCATTGCGAATGCAGCAACCACTATCCAAACCTCTGGCGGCGGCGTGCTGAACATGCCTACTGTGAACGATACCGGCAACAGTGGCGCTCTGCTTGCGGAGAATACGCAAGATTCTGAGCAGGACGTAACCTTTGCTGAGGTCGCTCTGAACGCTTACAAGTACACCTCCAAAATTATTCGCGTATCTGTCGAACTGATGCAGGACAGCGCGTTTGACCTGGAAGCGTATATTGCGGGCGTAATGGGTGAACGTCTTGGGCGGATTACTTCTGCTCACTACGCAACTGGCACCGGTTCTGCACAGCCGAACGGTTTGATGACCGCTGCTGGCACCGGCAAGACCGCAGCTTCTGCGACGGCGATCACTTACAGTGAGCTGCTTGACCTGAAGCACTCTGTCGATCCGGCGTACCGCTTGAATGCCAATTGGGTAATGAACGATTCAACCTTGAAGGCTGTTAAGCAGTTGGTTGATTCTGAAGGTCGCCCAATGTTCCAGCCTGCGATTGCAGAAGTTGTTCCTGCCACCATTGACGGTGATCGTTATGTGATCGACCAAGGCGTTGCCTCCATCGCAACAGGTAATGCAACCGTGGCCTATGGTGACATTTCCAAGTACATGATTCGCCGTGTACGCGGGTTCACCTTTGTTCGCTTGGTTGAGCGTTATGCCGACTATCACCAAGTTGGCTTCGTCGCATTTATGCGTGCGGATGCTGATTTGCTTGATGCAGGCGTTGATCCGGTCAAGAAACTGGTTCAGGCGTAAACCGATAGGGGCGGGAAACCGCCCCTTTTTCTGGGGCATACCTAATGAAAGTAAAATATTTAGTCGGGGCTGTTGGCCCTGATTTAGTCATTAAGCCGGGCGACACTCGCACGGTTCCAGATGAAGAAGGTAAGCGACTATGTGAATCAGGCGCTTGCGTTCCGGTACGCCAATCGCGTGCAAAAAAAGCCACTGTTCAAGCTGAAGAGAAGCGTTGATGCTAATCCCTGCTCGACTGAAACCGTACTATGCAGCCGCAAGGCGATTAGGCAGCGCGGCTATGCCTTTAGGCGGCACCTCCTCCCGCTACGTGCCAACCCTGGCAGGCAGTCAGTATTGGGAATTTGCTAGTGCGCAGACGCTTGGCGACGGTGAGTACATTGAGATTGATTGCGCATTTGCAGAAAGCGGTGACGTTGGT